TTAATCATAAGGTGTGGATTCAAACCCAAGAACCTTTATCGCAAACCAATTGAAAAATGTATTTGAAAAACAAAGAATTGAAAAAACCATATAACAAGTTACAAACACTTCCAGAAACGTCCAACTTCTAACAAGCTCTAAAATATCCATATAGCACCTCAATGAAATACGCTATCACGCATAATAAACAATATATAAATCAACATGATAATAACAAAAATCCAATCAAACATATAACCTCCAATAAATACCGTACGCTACGTGAAATCTGAAATGTTTTGCCACTATAGTTACAGAAGATTTCACACACAAAACCATCATTTAGTCTTAAAATTTAACAGATTAGTTATCGAACCCTGAAAACCTTCAACAACATGATTAGCTTCTGACAAATCATTTTGCAATCGATACTTGTCACGTTCTAAAGATCGAATCTTTTCCTGACTAATTTCATAGTCATTAAGCAAATAAAAAAACAACTTACTAGCAGCTTTAACATCTAACTTACTACAAAGCTGTGCAATCTTTTCGTCTTGCTTTTCATCAGTTCTTATCGTTAATGCCATCAAAAGTTCCTTTACCGGTTCGTGCCTGGATAATGTTTTGCAATCATTTTAGTTTAATCTTTCCCTGGGAAAAATCAACAATGCAATCAAATTAACAGTGCCGGTTCTTCTGCAGAAACTCATTTTGATTGCATATTTCGCAAAATAGATTCAAACATCACAAAAACATGGACGCATACTCTAAGCAAAAACAAGGTTTAGCAGGAAGATGTGTTTTTATTATTACATTAGGTTTTGAATCGCTCCGCGAGTACCGCCAGTTTACGACCGTAATCACAACAAGTATTGTGCTGTGGCTTATATGTTCGCACGCTCACATGAACAAAATCAGCAATTAATATTGATACCCGATTATAACTATTATCTAGTAATAAATATAAAGCTAGGAGTTTTCACTCCTAGCTTGTCGTGTTTTCGTTACTCAGCCTTCGTCCTCAAATCACATCAAGCTAGTCGGAGCTGAGGCCAACATAGAATCATTAACATCAAGGCTATCACGGTCTTTAGTATCATCATCTGGGTCATCCTCCTTGCATGTGACAATCCTTGAAACCCCGTTATAAATGAGTTTATAGACACATTCTGTTAATGTTTTCGTTGTATAACCCAAATCATTCAAGTCTGAATTAGTAGTTTTAAACATAAAATTACCGTTTTGATAAACATCAAAATAAATGAGATACAAAAAATCTTCTGGCGTTAAAACACGTTCAACACGACTATATTTAATCTGCTTAGTAAACCCAGTGACATAAAAATTAAAGCCGATTAAAGGCTCAATATCAGGAACTTCATCAGCAATCGTACTGCTATCACTACCGCTAACAATATCAATACTCGACTCAGAAACCACCATATTCTCGTCAGTAGAAACGACATCAACTGAATCAACCTGTTCACTAATTTGTTGAGTACTGGTACGTTCTGAATAACTGTCACGACCAAACGAAAACCATATGAAATAAGCCAAAGCGGATAATAAAAACACCACACCAAGAACAAACTTGATGCTTTTAAACGGATTAGCACCCGTCCCGCTTTTGTTGTTTTTACCTGTTTGTGTTGATTTGTATAGCTTGAATACGTCAAGTGGGATTTTCCTTCTAATGATTTTATCTGCTTTTTTCGGAGCTAAACCTCTTTCAAGCGCGTTATGTTCGTGCGTTCGTGGTCGTCTTTGAAAATATGGTAACGGAACAAAATCAAATGACTTATGACTAACGGCCTGCTCCGCCACCGAACGAATAAGACTATGTACTTTAGTAATGTCTGGCGTGCAAACCAAAATATCCCAGTTAAATTTACGATGACGCATCAGCGCATCTTTAATATTTCGAGGATAACGAATATGGCCATTATCATCAGTTTCGGTTAGGCCCATATCATCGGTATAACCATCTGGCTGAATATCACTAACAACTTGCATAGAATATTCACTAAGCGCAGCTGGCAAACCTTCAACTGATTTAATAATATCAAGCGTATTTGGTTCACCTGACAAATTGACATTAAACTCCTTTAACTCAACTCTATCTTTATCACTATAAAGATTTTGAACTTCATCAATGAGCAATAATGCCCCAGCAGGCAACCAATGAAACCAACGCCCAAGCACATCAACGCCCGCTTGATTTAACGTAGAAATACGCCAAAGCTGAGCGGAATCAGGAAATTTTTGACCAAGCGCTTTTTCAATTGTATCTAAATCAAAAAGCCCTTCGATATTAGTGACAACACAACGACCAGACCGCAACGCTGGCAACATTTCAAACCAAAGTGCAGTCGATGTTTTATAAGAACCGGGGTTACCATGAAAAATTACAGAAGCCATAAATATCCTTATAAATAGCTCATTGCCAAGCGTGCAAGATACGCCTCAACAATCAAATTAAACGCATCAAATATACGCATCTTGACAGCAGCATAACGAATATCAGTTGGTAACTGCCCAGCCAAACTTTCAATTAACTGCACAAAGCCAAAATCAGACAACACTAGATTAGCAATATAAAAAGCTAATTCGATACCAGTGATTTTTACCTTAATGGTCATATAGATAATAAATTCAATAACGTATGCAAAAAGCCGAGTGAACAAGTCCGGTACATCATCAAATAAAAATGTTGATACATTAGTATTTAATGTATCAACAATTGAAAATATCTCACCAAAAGACCAATCACTAGCAAAAGCAGACGGAGTAAAAACAATAAAGATTACAACAATTAATTTTTTGAACATACAATCACCAAAGCCGACATAGTGGCAAGTAACATAACAACGATACCAATATCGTTATAATATTTAACCCAATTATTTAAAGGATTTGCAACAGCAATAGAATGACCAGCTTTTGATATAGTAAAACCTAAATCAGAAGTACCACCGCCAGTAACATTCACAACAAAAGAACTCTTTAATGATGCGATATTAGAATCAATCACATTCCCAAGTGATTGTTCTAAATCAAAAGTATCGTTACGTAACTTATCAATTTGACCGTCCGAAAAAAGGTCATTTAAAGCAGTTTTATCAACAGGGTCAACAGCCACCTTCCCCATCCCACTATCTTCTGGTTCGGGTTCAGGTTCAGGTTCAGGCTTAAGAGTGTCCATCTTGCTATCGATACTAACAAGTGAATTATTCAAACCCCGAAGTAACTTATTACGAGTTGTACTACTAACCGATAATTCTTTAATAATATCAGCGTCACCCTTTAAATCATTAGCTCGCATAACATCTAAAGTGTCATATATGGCCTGACTTTTAAGAATACTAATATCAAATTTATCGCTAGTAATCTTTTGATTAACATTGATCATTTCAAGCATTTGGTTCGTAATTTTAGTTTTAGAATTAAGAGAATCGGAGTGCAAAACCTCTTGTTGCATTACTTCAAGTTGAGTTAACTGATTATGTCCGATACGATCCAGTCGAATTGTAATTTGAGACAAATCACCCTCAGATGCAGGAGAGCAAGGTTCGTCAGCTGTAGGAACGCAAGGCAAAGGAGCACACTGAGGCCAATCTGCAGAACCAATTTTACATTCGTCATCTGTATCACCACTGCCAGAACCACCACTGCCAGAACCACCACTACCAGAACCACCACTGCCAGAACCACCACTGCCAGAACCACCACCGCCAGAACCACCACCGCCAGAACCACCACCGCCAGAACCACCACCGCCAGAACCGCCACCGCCAGAACCGCCACCGCCAGAACCGCCACCGCCAGAACCGCCACCGCCAGAACCGCCACCGCCAGAACCACCACCGCCAGAACCACCAGTACTGTCGTCATCATCATCAAGACAATCTAAACTCGTACATCTATCAACAATGCAATCAGTCGTTACACTTCGACTCTGCTCACTGCATGAATTAGTAAAAGTATAAGGTTCACCCGATGCTTGAAGTACACATAAACGACGAGCACCCGCTATTTGATTTATAGCCGCAGGAGACGAACAATAAGGATCTTGCTCACAAGACATTGAATAAACAGCAGTACCGCTCCTATCATCACAACTAAAATTAAAATGCCCCCCGATATCAAAACAACTATTCCGAGAATTTAAATACACATCTTTTTTAGTAATATCGTCACAAGTTTCAGGCTTAATACATTTAAAATCTTTTAACGTCAAACCTTCAGGGCAAGCATTACCGAAATTTTTAATAAAATGAATAGCAGGTTGAAAACCAAGATTAGGATCATATGTATAAGGAGGACAATAAATAGCGCTACTACTAACAACAAATTGATCACCACAATGAGGTGTGACTACATAAGAAAAAACAAGAGGATCAGTAAAACGCTTACCTATCATGGATTCAGGACTAGGAACCCAAACTTCATAATAATCAGCAAATGAACTAAAACTAACTAACAAACATAATAAAATGAAAATCCGTTTCATAAGATCAAAAAAGGCTACCGAAGTAGCCCCCTTATATTAACTAGCAATAATGCCAGTTTTGAACCCCTCGACAATGCAGTAAGTAAACAATGCCCCGAGTAATATTGATGTAGCCACTTATTACTTTTTCATAAAACCAAGTAAAGCAGTCACACCAAAACCGAGAATAGCAATACCAATAACAGCAAGAATTACAGCAGTTTGGTTTGCATTAGCTTCAGTCGAAGCCGTACCAAGTTGACCAGTATAATCAGCAGCATTAACAGCAGCAGAAGAACCAGCAGCAGCAACAGCAACAAGACCACGTTTAACATTTGTTTTTAAAGTTTGCATAGTAATATCCATATAATAAAAGTAAGTTAAAAACTGACTAAGAACGACCTAGCCAGCGAACGACAGACCCAGCACCATGTGATACTAGGAACATAACCAACGATGAGCCGACAACTACTGAAAAGACTTCCATGTCGAACGCAAAGATTTCGTGTAACACAGTGACTAAATTGTTATTAGCCAAAGCATCATATTCAGTCGAACTAACAAGAACTAAGCTATCGTTAGTGCATGTTTCAGCTTTAACAAAGCTCTCTGAAGTTAGCCCGACACAAATCATTTATTTTTATCCCTTAAATCCGTTACATCTACAGGTGAAAAACTGCCGTAGATTTCATGTACTTTTAGAAAATCTCGATTCAATGAAACCGACAAGACTGTAAACCATTTATCCGAGCCACCAAGTTTAACTTTCGTTTCGTCTGGTATAACGCGGTCAGGAAAAACTGTCATATAAACCCCACTCAATCAGACGCGATGACAGAATCTAACAACTGAAGCTTTTCATGCTTAGGCATACGAACCGAAAGCCAAGCACCGTTACGACCACCTGCCCTTGCAACTTGTGCAACTGGACATACAACAGCTTTATCTCTGAATTGAGCAACTTGAGATTGAATAGCTTGAACATCTTCCTGATTAATATCCACGACAGTAACGTCTGTTTGTTCATTACCGTACTGGTCACTATAAGGACGTGAAATAATCAAACGATGATTGAATTTAGTTGGGTCGTTATTCCAAGGTTCAGAACGAAAATCTTTACAAATACCAAGTACATAATTGCCTAGTGCTAACATTTTAAATTCTCCAGAGTGTGACGCTTACGAACGCCAAAGTTATGAAACTAGCCGTAATTGAGGCTGTTCCCGTTGATCCATTAAATAGTGCGGTGTTGGTTCGACATACCAAGATGGACGTTGTTGTTTAAAATCGAAATTAATCATTTTCATCAGTGGAACTACATTCGAATTGCTACCACCAGAAAGCTGTTGAAGTTGAGATTTAGAAATACCCGCTTCGAGTAACTTGTTTAAATTGTTATAAAAACTTTTCTTAACGCTAAAGGTCTGTTGAACAGCTTGATAGCCCTCAGACATTAAACGACGATAAAAACCAAAGGCCCTATCCGCTTTTGCATAACTCGTATTACCTGACTTAGTAACCGTAAAATGCTCCGACTTCAATTTGGCATAAACACTTTCATCATCATAAATATTCATTGATTGGCCTTTTAAGACGTTAATCAGCGGTTCGAACATCACGTTCCATATGTGGGTAACTAAACAATCACCATCGAGTTCAAATTTCTTTTGATACTCAATCAATTCAAATAAATTACGAGGTATTCCCATACGCTCAAAAAAACGGTCTTTAGCGCGACCTTCAAAACGCAATAAATTTTCAGCAAACTCAGTTAACCTATGGTCAGACATAACATTAAGTAAACGCTGATGCCGTTCAGTGGGTTCACGGCGTAGCTTGGTTTTTAATTCAGCTAATTGCTTTGCAAGCTCAGGGCCTTTTAAATATGCAACTCTTGATAAATGACGAGAACCTTTATTCCACATGACAGTCGTATCAAAGCTATTTACGCTAGGCTTCATCTGACCATCTGAAACATTTTTAAGTTGTGCTATAGCTTGACGACAAACAAAATCATTTTGTAATTTAGCAGAGTACGTACAGTGAATTTCTTGCACCGTAGTAGCTTTAAAGTCCAGCATTTCAGCAAACTCAAGGTTAGACTGCTGCAAAAAATAAAGCATTTCAAATGAGCCGAGTTCGATGTCAGTTGAACCAAAAACATTGTGCCCCTGCATTAGTTTTGCTGGGGAACATTTGATTTGAACGTGAGCATTTGAAAGCGATGCACCTTGATAAATCTTAAAGGCCAAACCAGTGTAATGACTTGGCAACTGTTCGAACGGATGATTTAAGCCCGTGACAGTCAAGTCACCGTCGATCTCAAACTCAACGCAACGACCTGACATTTTAATGCCACGCTTCATACACTCGTCTAAGTCAATATAAGAAACACCAGCTAAAGAATTTAGGTCTGATGTAGTCATAAGAAATTCAGCTTTAAAAGGTATATGTAAACGTAACAAATCAATCAAAACCGCACTCCTCAAAAAAACCGTCAACAACATATTTATGTACAAGGTACTACAATATTTATGTGCATTCAATCCCGTGTACATAAAAACAGGTATTATAATAAAATAAATGTGTGTAATTGAGAGTCGGATATATGTTTAATGAAAGAATTAAAGAGTTGAGAGAGGGAAAAGGATTCAAGCAAGAAGAGCTTGCACTCATGATAAAAGTAACAACTCAAACATATTACAAATGGGAAAAAGGAACCACCGAACCCAAAGTAAGCCAACTGATAGCCTTATCAAAAGCTCTGGGTACATCCATAGACACGCTATTAACAGAAAAAAAGGCAAGCATCAAAGAAGAAACAAGATTGAAAATACAAGAAACTGAAAAACTAGACAACGAAGAGAAGAAATGCCTAAACATGTTTATAGAAGCATTAATGCTAAGACACTACAGTAAAAATATTAAATTATAAAACCACTGTATAAAAACAAAAAAACACTGTATAAAATGTAAATATTACACAAGAGTACACTATTAAAGACAGTGTACTCATTTAAATATACTACATTTCGATCTTCGAACGTAAATAGCGCGATAAACCTTCATGGTCAGGAAATAAAGAAAAATGGTCTATTCCTAATAACTCTAAATACTTTCGCAATGGACCAACAAGCTCTACTGGTATCATAACTTTTCTCACTACATCAGGAACTAGATCTTCAATAGGTAGCTTAGTTTTACAATGTATAGTAAACGTCCCTCTTTGAGATGCAATACGGCTATTACTATATGGTGGCCTTATCGGAACTGGAAGTTCAAATTCTGTTTCATCGATTAAAATCGAATTAACTGAAAGGCGCTTCAAATATTGTTGTTCTGAAATGTCTGGAATAGCGGTTGTGTCATAGATGATACCCGTAGAAGTGCTAGCGTAAGACAAGTCATGCGGAGCCAACAACCAGATGCATGGAGATTTTGAATCACCGCGCAACGCAAAATATAGCGCAGTACCTAAATTCAGCGTCCAATCTAAAAGTCTTGTAGGTAGGCCATAGTGTTGCATATCTAATAATAAATCCCAATTAAATTTTGAAATGCCATCAAGCGGCATAACGCTAGATTTATATTCATAAAATAAATTGATTTCATCCAATGAATAATTACGTCTTAAGCTTGTAGGTAAAAGTTTATACGCTGAATCAGAATGACCTCTGAACCAGCATACCTGCCCTTTACATAAATCATTTTCGGCATCAGATATCGATTTGAAAAATTGCTCTAACATTGAATCTCCACAGTTATATAAAAAGATTATAGATTACAGGTTTATAATACTACTTAAGGAGTTAATGTCACTTCGCATAATGCGGATTATGTGTAAATACCACTTCGTGGCCTGCTTGCCTGTTCCAGTATCGCAAGCAGGTAAATGTTTAACATAATCATGACTATATTATGCGCAGTGTTGTAATAAGTCCCAGTTAG